GAAGCTGAGCATCCGTCAACGGACCAGTAACCGCGACTGATGCGGCGATACTTACCGGCTGAGTTGTTTGATAAAATGTTCCAGAAACTGGAACTGGAGTTGCCCTCAACTGCGTATCAGTTAGCGGACCAGTAACTGCGACAGAAGATGCAATGCTTACGGGTTGAGTAACACCAGACCCATCGACAGGGACACGACCTGAAACGAGCGCAGGAGTTTTTCCATCAATGCTAGAAGCAGAAGTGGAAATTGATCCTGTATCCGCATCAATGGTTCCTAGAAGTGCAGTTTGAGACTGCTGCTCAGCAAGGGTAGATGCTCCGGTTGGAAGGGCAATCGATCCAACTGAAACTGGAACAGCCGTTGCGCGGAGCTGGGTATCAGTCAATGGACCCGTAACCGCAACAGATGAAGCGATGCTAACAGGTTGTGTTGCCTGATAAAACGAACCGCTTACAGGCACCGGAGATGCTCTCAACTGGGTATCTGTAACTGGCTGTGACAACCCGGTATTTGCCGTGACGGTTCCGCTAACTGGCTGGGTTACTCCAGACCCATCAACCGGAATTCTTCCAGAGACAAGCGACGGAATCTTTCCATCAATGTTTGAAAGCGATGTGTTTCCAGTAATCTGAAGTGCAGAAGTCGATGCACCAGAAGGCAGAGCAATCGATCCAACTGAAACTGGAACTGGAGAAGCTCGAAGCTGGCTATCTGTTAGCGGCCCAACAACTGAAACAGCGGTAGCACGAAGTTGTGTATCGGTAAGAGGCTGCGACAAGCCTGTGTTGGCCGATACAGATCCAGTAATAGGAACCGGAGATGCTCGGAGTTGAGAATCAGTCAGCGGCTGACTCAATCCGGTATTTGCTGTAACCGTTCCACTAACAGGAACTGGAGTCGCCCGAAGCTGCGTGTCGGTCAATGGTTGCGAAAGGCCAGTGCTTACAGTTCCAGTCACCGGCATTGGATTCGCCGAAGAAACATCGACCGCAACTCCATCACCACCGACTCCAATTTTAATGCGCTGATGCAGCACTCCACTGATTTCATCAGCGGCAACAGTTGCTCCAACTCCAGGTGTATATCCTACGTTGTCTGCCATATTTTAGGGTAAGTATTGAAGGTAAATGTCTCCGTCAGATCCTCCAACTGGAGGAATCGTTCCGTATGTAATCGTCTTTTGAGAATCGAGATTGGACCTAGCTGCAGAAGCATTCGTAGCCCCTGTTCCTCCGTTTGCTACGTTCAGAGTACCACCAAGAGTCATTACACCGCTTGTCGTAATCGGTGAGTTTGAAACAGTAAGTCCGGTTGACCCTCCAGAAACACCAACGCTGGTTACAGCAGGAGAAGTGTAAATTACGTCAACTACATTGAGTGTGTAGTTTAGGTCGTTTTGAGCTATGCTGGCCGATACGCTGCTTTGAACAAGATCAATGGATATGCTGTACAGCGGTGCCTGCGAAACAATCGCAGAGCTGCTGTAATCAACAAGTTCCGCTGAAATCGTGTAACTGCTCATGGATGAACTGTTACGCTGTCACAAACGATCAGCTTGTATGTTCCAGTTGTTTTCGGTCCAAACGTGCCAACAACCTCGAACGAAAAATCGAGATAATATGTTCCAGCAGGCCAATTTGAAGTGGACGTTCCGGGAGCGGAAAAAATGATCGTAGCGTTTCCGCTTCCATCAATTATCCCTGGAACGGTTCCAAAATCGTAAAGCAAAACATCGTTGGCATCTCGGATCTGAGAATATCCAACAATTCCGGCCCATGAAATGGGTGGATTCGCGGGAATATCAAGCGTAACGGAAAATTGCTCCCCAATTTTGGTCGCCATTGTCCCAATAGTTGGGCAACAATCCGTTTCGCATGGTTGGCAGTTATTCTCAGCCGTAGACGCGCACGGAGAATTGCATGACGTTCCGAGGTAAGGTTGCGCTGGCATAACCGTGTTAAAACTCTGAATCTATCGAGGATTTGTGCAAGAACAAAACATCCAAGAGCATCCGCTGATAAATCACAAGTACGGAATACGTTCTCCGGTCAAAATACCAGACCTTGAACTTGAACTGTACGCATTTCGAAATCGACTCCAACCAAATGAAGGTGGACTTGGCACGTTCGAACATTTTCGGAATGCGACGAAAATGCTATGGCCAAAGATGAGTTGGAACCCGTGGCTAGAGGCTCAGGTCGAGAGTCTTTGCGAACACGATTACGTTGGCTGGGCGGGATGCGGAGCTAGTGGAAAGACCTTTGGAGCAACGCTTTTTGCGACAGTCTGGTGGTTGGCCAACCCTTCCAAGACAACCGTTGTCCTCACGTCAACGACCGCAAAAATGATCCGAAAGCGTATGTGGGCTAATCTTCAGGATCTTGTTCGGAAATCACGAGGATTCCCCGGAAACATGGTCGATTCTAAGATGGCGTTGCAGGCCATTAAAGGTGACGACCGCCATTCCATTTCAGCCATTGCTGTCGCTGAGGGTAACACTTCGAAAGCCGTGGCCAACATTCAGGGCATCCACGCGGAACGGGTGATGGTCATCATTGACGAAGCGACTGACACTCCTGAAGCGGCCTTTGAAGCGTGTACGAACCTTTCCAAAGGATGCCGCGAATTCAAGATGCTGGTCATTGGTAACCCGGCATCAAAGTTCGATCCGCACGGCAGATTCTGCACACCGGCAAAAGGATGGCGTAGCGTCACCATTGAGGACCAGCATTGGCTGACCGAGCGTGGTATGTGCCGACGGTTTGACGGGATGAAATCGCCCAATATCAGCGAAGGGCGAACAAAGTATCCATACCTTATCACGCACGATCAGGTTCTTTCAGCAATGCGGCATGAAGGAGAACAAAGCCCTACGTTCTGGAAGTACACACGCGGATTCTGGTCGCCGGACGGCATGGTCAAGACAGTGCTATCTGAATCGCTGATTGAGACTCACACCCCTACAAGAAAGTTGGTGTTTACGACAAACATCCAAATGGTAGCGGGACTTGATCCGGGTTTCGGTGGAGATAGATGCGTTCTCAGGTTTGCAAAGGTTGGCACTGCCAATGACAAAGTAAGCATACTTTTCCAGGACGTGATTCAAATATCACCGAATGCACAGTCAATCGAACCAGTTCACTATCAGATAGCCAACAGGGTTAAAGAGGAATGTAAGAGCAGAGGGGTTTCCCCTGATCGATTCGCTCTCGATTCAAGCGGTGAAGGAGGCGGCTTAGCGGATATCTTGACCCGCGAATGGGGTGTGGTTCATCGCGTAGAGTTTGGTGGCTCTCCTTCTACAATCCCGGTAAGCGACGAGGATAGTAGGCCATGTAATGAAGCATACGACCGGAAGGTGACTGAACTATGGTTCTCGATGCGTAAATGGGTCGTTGAAGAGCGTATTGGAGGAATGGACATCGAGACTCTTCAGGAGTTTTGCGCGAGAATGTTCGACGATTCAAAGCGGAAGATATCCGTTGAATCGAAGACAGTAATGAAGCAGAGAACTGGAAAATCACCTGATTTGGCCGACGCTGCTGTAGTCTTGCTTGATCTAGTGCGTAAAACTTCTGTCCTTGAACCTCGCTCAACAAAAGCAGACAAAGTCTGGGAAAAGTTGGTAAGCGACGCTGATTCAATTTATCACGACAATATATGAGCGGTTACAAAATTCTTAATGAACACATGGTGATTCCTGGCGGCTGGAATTATCGAGTTCCAGAGACTGGAATTGAAATAATGGCAGGATCGCTTCCTCAGCTCTATGAGTTTGTTCGTAACCATTACACAGCGAATGCGATTAAAATTCCGTCAAATATCGACACGTTAATCACCGAGTATTCGTGTCTAAACGGTGCTGACTGTTCGTACGACGAAGTAGAAATTATGAAGCCACAAGGTCGAAAATCCCTGCAAATTGGAGATGTAATCCGATTCAGCATGAGCTTGCTGCATGGTCTTACAGTTGGTGGTGGTAAGGTTGATCAGGCAGAAGCGAACAGGAGGGCGTCAATCTGCTCAACCTGTATGTACAACCGAAAACCTCTTGGATGTACTGGATGCAACGCTCGCGTTTTGAAGGAAGCTGTAAAAACTTTTTCTCAGCATGGAAGCACTCCGCTAGACGAAAAGCTTCAAAGCTGCGAATTTTGCGGTTGCTTTATTAGAAGCATGGTTTGGTTTCCCATTGAAACCCTTCATAAATTCTCGGACGATACAGAGAACAAAAACCTTCCGGCGCATTGCTGGAAAAAACGACCATGTACGGAAACCTAGCCCAACTGCCGCTTGAAACCATCAACGAAGACGGTAAAGCGCCAGAGACGCGCATAGCCGACGCTGCATCAGCGCGTGAAATCTTCCAGAAGCTAATTATGGCCGACGAGTTGCGTAATAGCACTCGCGCCAAGCTTCGAGGTCTTGTTGATGGTAATCCTCCGTACAACCCTGCTGAGTTGCGACGAAACAATCAGGCGTTTCGTACGAATGTGAACTTCCGTGAGTCGGAAGCGTTCCTCACGTTGGCCATGTCAGCCTTCTATGACGTGTTCGCGGAAGTGCCTACTTACGCCAATGTCCGTACTGCTTACGGCAATGACATGGATAAGCGTGAGGAATGGTCGAAGGTTATTACCGAGGAATTCGACCGCCTTCAGAAGCTGGACAAGGATTTCGATTATCTCGTTCAGCTTTCTCAGCGCGAGATGGTATTGATTGGCGATGGCCCGTTGATCTTTGAAGACAGCACCAACTGGCGCTGCAAAGCCATCATGGCGACGGATCTTCTTGTTCCTGATGGAACCAAGTCGAACGTAAGCGATTGGAAGGTAGCCTGTGTCCGCACTCGCATGGGCGTTGATGACTTGTTTGAAAAGATTCAAGATGAGGATGCGGCAAAAGCTGCCGGCTGGAATGTCGATTACGTTCGCAATCGAATCCGTGCGGCGATGCCTGAGCCGTATCGATCCGGTGTTCAGTACGATTGGGAATTCTTCCAGCGTCAGCTCCGTTCCAACGACATCACGTTTTCTGCCCGTTCAGAGGTGGTCTTGATGTGCCATGTTTTCTACAAGGAATTCGATGGTCAGATCAGTCACTGTATCATCGATGAACGTGACAGTGAAAATTTCATGTATCGGAAGCTACGCCGATTCAATCGGTGGGAGCAGGTAATTCATCCGATGTACTATGATCGTGGTGATGGCGAACATCACGGAGTCAAAGGCTTGGGCATCAAGATGCTTCAGGCGATGGAGCTTAAGAACCGGCTTCGCTGTTCAATGGTTGACAGTGCGTTTGCTCGCACTCAAATCTTGTTCCGTCCCCTAAACCCCAATGCGCTGAGTAAGACCAGCGTCGTTCAACAAGGTCCTTATGCGATACTCCCGCCCGACTACGAAGTCATTCAGCAAAACATTGCTGGCGTTCTGGACGCTCCTATGGCGGTCAACGCAGACCTTGAGAATGTTCTTCAAGGCAATCTCTCTCAGTATCGTCAATCCCTTAACAAGCCGCAGGGAAATCCCCGTACGGCAACGGAAGTCCAAGCGATTGTCTCCCAACAATCGGCAATCGGTAAGACGCAGTTGAGCCGGTATTACACCCAGCTTGATTCTTTCTTCGAAGAACGCTATCGCCGAGCTTCGAATCCGAATCTCAATCCGATTACCCGCTCGGACAAGGATGCCATCGAATTCCAGCGTCGCTGCCGTGAGCGGGGTGTTCCTCCGCAGGCGATGATGGACATCGATTACGTCGAGGCTACTCGCACGGTTGGACAAGGTTCGCAGTTCGCTAAGCAGCAGCTCCTTGGTTCGCTTCTCGGTCTGTCTGGCTCACTCCCAGAAGGTGGAAAGATCAACCTGCTCAAGGACTACATTGCTGCCCAGGTTGGCCAACAAATGGTTGATCGGTATCTGCCGTCTCAAGTCCAATCCTCTCGCGTTCAGGATCAGGCCGCTCTTGCTGTGCTGGAGCATTCGTCGCTGCATCAGGGGAACATGCCCATCGTCACGGACACGCAAAATCAAGTCATCCATATCGAGACGCATCTTGGAGCAGCCAACGAAGCAGCATCATCACTTCAGCAGGGTGGAAATCCGCAGGAGATTGTCCTCTTCCTTCAAGGCATCGGTCAGCACGTTCAGGAACACATGCAGCGCCTGGCAACCGATCCTACACGTCGCGCACAGGTCGAGGCTTACTCGCAGCAGCTTCAGATGCTTGGCCAGACCATCGAGCAGCTTGGTCAGATGATTCAGGAACAGCAGCAAGCTATGGCTCAGCAACAGCAAGCTCAGGCGATCCAGCAAGGTTCAGATCCTCGCACCGCCGTGATGAATGCTGAAGTTCAGGCAAAAATCGCTCGCCAGAACGCCGATACTATGGCCAATATTCAGCGTCAGAACACGAAGGCGATGGCCGATTTGGCCCGCCGAAATGCGAAGACAACCGCTGATATTCAGCGAGCGAATGCAACTGCGGAATCCAATTTGTCGCGTCAGGGATAAAACTGTGAGCAAAAAACTAACAATCGTTTACATCACATGTAGGCGAGAACCCATGTTTCAATGGTTCGCAGAAACCTTGATTTCCCAATATCCAGATGGAGTTGTGACGGATCAGATAATTTTTATCGATTCGTTCCTGCACCATGAGGATGGACGGACTGAAAAGCTGAGCAAAATTGTAAACGGACGATTCAGTTACATTCACACTCCTCCAAAGCCGTCTATCTGGAGAGGGAAATATCGAAAAACAAAGTCCAACTTTTTTGATGCTTCTGGAACCAGAAACACTGGAATCATTCTCGCCGAAAACGAACACATCGTTTTTGTTGACGATTTAAGCGCGCTGTCTGATGGGTGGATCAATTTTCACAGGAAAGCAGCTGAAGATAAGATCATCTTGTGTGGAGCTTACGACAAGGTTTCGGACATCGTAATCTCAGACAACAAGATCTTAAGCTACAAGGCGAACAATCGCGATCATCGATGTCAAAGCCAGACGGAAAATGAAAACCTAAAGGTTAGCGGTGGATGGGTGTTTGGTCAGAACGTAAGTTTTCCGCTTGAGTTCCTTGAGCGTGTGAACGGTTACGACGAGTTTCTTGCGAGACGCGGATGCGAAGACTGCAACATCGGAATCAGGATGGAGTTGGCTGGATACAAAGACCTGATTTTCTACAACAAAAACTGCTTGATCATTGAAGATGAGGCTATGCACTGGAATGAGGTTAATTGCATAGATGAGTTTTATCCAAAACGAGTCTGGAAAACAGATCATGAAAAGCACACAAGGGTTAGCGACTTTATGAATTCAATAATGACAAACATAGAAAAAAGAAACCTTCAAATTGATAAGAACTTCAAAACAATAGACACTTCGTTCAACTTAAAAGAAGAGCGAGAGATGTGGAGAAATGCAAAACAGTTTAGGCCAGTTGGTGACTGTGATTATTTTGATTTTGACGGAGAAAATCTTTGTGAAATCTAATCATCATGGGTTCGCCATTTAACGGAGATACGTTCATTGAGCAGACGTTCCTTTCTCTAAAAGACAGATTCAGTCTTACGACTGCTGTTGAGACTGGTACTAATCATGGAGATACAACTCTCTGGTTAGCAAGGAACTTCTTGAAGACAGTTTCATGCGAGATAGATCAAAATCTTGTCAACGAATGTGCGGCTAAGTTCAAGGCTGAGAATGTTCATGTTGAACTTTTTCACGGTTCAAGCGAGCAGGTTTTGGATTATGTAATCCCTCATCGTGGGATTGGGCATGATACCATCTTCTTTCTCGACGCTCACTGGAACTCGTACTGCCCATTGCTTGATGAGCTTGAGACAATTGCCAAGTATGAGCTTATTCCGGTCATAGCAATCCACGACTTTTATGTCCCAAGCGGAGGTCTTGGATGGGATTCTTACAACGGGCAAGACTACACTCTTGAATGGATAAAACCTAAGTTAGATAAAATTTACAGCGCAAAAAACAGAAAGTATCAGCATTACTACAACTCGTCTGATCAAGCGTGTGGAGCAATGCGAGGTGTAATCTACATCGTTCCAGCATGATTAAAATTGAAATAGAAAAGTCTCCGGCATTTATTGTTTCTTTGCCAGAAGGTCCAAAAGAAAAAGAGTGTGTAAAATACATGGAATCGTTTGGAATCAAAGCGGTTCCAATCTATGGATTTAGAGCATCCAACTGCGGAATTTCAACGGAGTATTACAACTCTAAGGACAAAGGTCGGATGCAGGTGAAGTCAATCGTTGCCGGCCTGAGTCATTTCTCAGTGTGGGCCACAATCAAGTGGGCGGTCGAAACTGGATTGTACGCAAAAGATCAGCCGTTTTTGATTGTTGAAGACGACTGCAAATTTGAATCTGAAAATTGGAAAGAACAACTGACTCAAGAGTTAGAACATGTTCCTGAAGATTGGCAGGTTATCTACGTTGGAAGTTGCTGTGCTGCTCCGTACGATGAAAACAAACACGTTGGAGGAAATGTGTACAGGCTAATACGGGGTATGTGCACTCATTGTTACTACGTCAACTACAGTGGGGCATGCGACTTAATGAAAACAAATCAGAAAGTTTGGTGTCCAATTGATATTCAGATGTTGGTTGATTCAATTCCACGCATGAAATTTTACGGAATACTGCCAAGGTTGGCTTACCAAGACGGCGTTAACTTGCATCCATAAATGAAAGACATAATTCGAAATATCAGCCTCAAAGCACTCAAGCGATTTGCAAATGGAGGAGACGGTCAAGCAGACCTTTTAATGCAGATTGAAGACCTTCAAAAAACACTTGAGATTCGAACCAAAGAACATGATGAGCATTTGACCGAGGTCCGCGAGGAGCGCGATCATTGGCTTTCACTGTATGATGAAATTAAATTTGCAGCCGAGTTTCTAATGAGCTACGCAAAAAATGATGTCCCGAAGTTGACTGAGCAGACCGATTGGGAGGTTGGGAAAATTGTTCTACCGCAGGAGACTGGGACATACTACTTCAATCCAGCAATCATGCAGGAGCCTGATGGACGAATCATGCTCTTTACACGTCGCTGCCGTAACAAACGCGAGAAAGATGAGGATGTCTACGTCGAGAAGAACGACATTGTTGGCTTCGAGCTGAGTAAGGATTTACGGGCAACCAAAAAATCAATACTTCAACTTCTGTCTCATTATCCGAATGAGCAGTTCGAGGATCCGCGTGTCGTAAAATTTGGCGACAAATACGCTGTTAGCGCATGCACGTTCATTCCGTTCAAGAGCTACGCGCATCAAGCGATGTTCTTGCTGGACAATCAGTTTCTTAACGTAGGTCGTTTTGATCCAATCTACGGAAATAATTACGCACAGGCCATGATCAACGATGGCCACGAAAAGAACTGGCTCTATTTCGCGCACGACAATACTCCGCACATGGTGTATTCAGCCAATCCTCACGTCGTAGTTCGACTCAATGGACGGCTTGAGAAGGAGGTTGAGTACGTCACAGAGGAGTTCAATCCACTTTGGAAATTTGGAGAAGTTCGAGGCGGATCAAATCCGATCCTTTGCGACGGACTTTACTGGACGTTCTTCCACAGTTCACTTCCTTGGATCAACAAGAAGCGCCGGTATTACATGGGGGCATACGCATTCGAAGCTAAACCTCCTTTCCGCATTGCACGCATGACCACGTTGCCGCTTCTTACTGGAACGAATCAGCAGGATTGGTGGCCTGGATTGCCTGCGGTCGTATTCCCATGCGGCGCTTTTTTTGATAGCGCAAAGAACAACTTCGTAATTTCCTACGGAATCAACGATGTTGATTGCGGTTACATGAAGATACCTTTGGCTGATCTACTTGAGGTTACGAAGGTAATTCGACCAAAGCGTGATGTCGTCAACAAAGAGAACCCTCCGACATTGGTTGATGTTCTCGATCCAATCCCTGAACGTCATAAACTAAAACGAAACAAGAAATCAAAGCACAATGAACTGGCTAAGAGGCTTAACGAAAATCCGCAGTAACCGGGAGAAGCAGGATCTTCTAAATCTCCCTGAGGTAAACATTTCCGAATGGCAAACCGATGGCCAACAGGCGGAACTCGCAAAGATTCTGCAAAATCCGGTTCTTCGGATGGCGATTCGAATCGTTGCTGAGTCGATGCCAATCCCCATGCCATCTACAAACAGCAAGGAATCCGACATTATTTTCGCTGCCGGTGTAACCGCTGGCTACGCACATTGTCTTGAAAACCTCCGTAAATTGGCGGTAATTGAGACGCAAAAAGAACCTGAAGCAACTTTCGATAAACAATACTAAAAATTATGGAAGAACCATTGAACTCACCCCTCGTTAACTCCGCACAACCGCCTGACTTCGGCAGCTCATTCATCGACGCATTCAAGGCGAGTGGAGTCGAAGACGTTGCTGCCGCTGACGAAACCGCATCAAAAGCGGCCCAGGTAACCGAGGATCCGAAGCAAAAGAAGAAAACTGATGCGGCACCCAAGCTCAGCAAATCCGAGATGGATATTGAGCGGATGTTTGGCAACAAAAAGACCGAAACTGCTCCAGTTGCCGAAGATACCGCGACGAATGTTGACGCTGACATCCCGGAATCCATCAAGTCTACGAAGGCTGCTGATGCTTTCCGTAAGATCAAGGAAGAGAAGGCTCAGCTTGCGAAGCAATTGGAAGAGTTGAAGGTCGGAAAGTCTCCGAATCCTGAGTTTGAATCCAAGTTGAAGACTTTACAGGAGGAGCGTGATGCGCTTTCTGAGCGTGTTCGACTCCTCGACATCGAGCGTCATCCAGAGTTCGTCAAGAAGTACGAGAGCAAGATCAACGGAGTCTTTGATTCCGTGAAGAACTTGGTCGGAACTGATGGCGAACGACTCGTTGGCCTACTCAAGTCGCCCGAGAACGACTATCGGAACTCGCAGATCGACGACATCGTTGAGGGTCTTTCTCCGTCTAAGAAGGCAAAGCTCGGGGCATTGATCGTGAAGTACGATGAAATCAATGGGGAACGCACTTCTGAGATGTCGGAAGCGAAGTCCGATTATGAAGCCATTCTTTCTCGTTATCAGCAGGACAACGAAGAAGGAACCAAGGCTGCACTAGAGTCGGCCAGCAAGACCTGGCAAAAGGTTTCTGGAGACGCTCGTTCGCTTGAGATTTTTGAACCTCGTGAGAACGATGAGGAATGGAATTCCGAGCTAAACACGCGGCTTAGCCTCGCTCAGCAGATTTTCAATGGTGAGAACAGCGAAGAAGACCTCGCCAAGGCCGCTCTTTGGGCCGCTGCTGCGCCTAAATACCGTGAGCTTCTCTACTCTCAGGTTGAGGTAAACAAGCGCCTACAAGCCGAATTGGCGAAGTATCGAGGTAGCGAACCTGGAGTAACCTCTCGTGCAACCACTGGCGGTTCACGGCCTGCGAACGCTAACTCTTCGAAGAGTGAGGACTTCGTTGCCAGCGTGATGAAATCGTTAGGACGCTAACCTTACGCTCCAAAACAATTATCCCCCGATGGTTTTCATTACCACCGGGGGATTTTCGTTTGAATCACTTACGATACGGACCACTACCACTTGGAACCGGCTTAGGCTGAGGTTTTACCGGAGGTTTAGCCGGTGGAGACTGCCTGTAAGGTCCGCTACCACCACCGACCGCTGGCGAACCTTTGTATGGGGCGTTGCTGCTCATAATTATTCCTTTGGAAGAGCATACCAACCTTCATGGATGATGATGCTGTTCTTACTACGCACCGTTTTGCCGCTAGAGTCAACCACCCAAACCTTAGCCTTAACGCTCTCAGCGAGGCGTACAGGCTCACCGTGGGGGACGTAAATCACCCGACTCGCGCAGCTCACGCTCATGCTCGCGCACACGATCAAGAAGACCGCGCTTAAGATCGGGTTGCTTCTTGGCGTCCTCACTTGTTACGTCCTTTGTCGTAAGAGAATGAATCCAGATGACCAGCTTCATCAAGAAGTCGGCCAGGAAATTCATTCCGGCTTAGCTGCCGAGGAAGCCTGTCGGTTCTTGATAACCGACCAGATGATTCCAACGACGGTGATTGCAGCACCAATCAATTCGTTGACCTGATCGGCACTAACCACACCCTTGGCCACGAGGAAACCACCACCGAAAGAAAGTCCGTGGCGGATAACAGATTTAATTGAGTCGTTCATTTGAATGATATCTTGAAAAGAATTTGAACCAGAAAGATTACAACTGCAAGCCCACCGAAAAGTTTCCATTGGAACTGCTTCAGATTTTCCAGGGTGGCCTTTATCCCGTGGATATCCGAAACAAGACCCGAATCCTTGTCTCCAATAATGGTTTCAAGTCTCACAAGTCTAACTTCAAAGTTGAGTTGATTTTCATCAATCATCTGGATTTAGTTATGGATTTTTGGACCAAGGAATAGCCATGACATTTCGAGATGGCGCTGGATTTATCTTCGCATCAATTTGACTGTCGATATTCCTAATGATTGAAGACACACCGTCTGTTCCAAGATTGTACTTCACCCATTCGATAATCATATCGTTTGAAAGCTCATCAAACTTTATGAACTGAGAATCACTTTTAAGCGGTGTTTCTTGAAGTCCATCAAAAGAAAATGAAACACCATTGCCATTGTCGCCAACAACAGTGTAAAGAATGCATGCTACAACATTTTCTTTTCCGTCAATAAGCGGATATCCAATAATGCTTTTTACAGTCCAATTGTAAGAGTTTGCCATAAAATGTTAATCTGCGTAAACGGGGATTTTAACGTAAGTGCCATTCAACAGAATCCTGATGAATCCAACAGCATTTCCAAGTGCTACAGCTCCAGTAGTCGCAGTGGGGAAGTAAGTTGAAGCGCCACCGTTAGTGGCAACGTAATCAGATGTAGATCCTATTGAAAGTTGGTGGCTATCAAATCCAGAAGCAAGATTTGCAGCTCTTCCCAAAAGAATGTTGGAATTCCCACCTGAAACATTTGTTCCGGCAATATGACCAATTGCTGTATTTGAACTTCCAAAAGAATTCAGAAGCGACTGATATCCAATTGCGATGTTTCCTGAATTTCCATTTATAAGAAGAGTTTGATGGCCAATTGCCACATTCTCAACCGGATTAGAACCGTTTACTAATGCTCCAGTTCCAATTGCAATATTTCCATTTCCACTAACATTGGAAGACATTGCAGATTGTCCAATTGCACAATTGTTGTATCCATTTGTATTTGACGACAAACAATACGGTCCAATTGCAACATTGTTATCTGATTGATTTAATTGTAAAGCGTTGTTTCCAATCGCTACAGTGTTGTTTACATTTATGGAATTACGAGATGAATTTGAGCCAATTGCGACATTCCCATCTCCAGATTGAAGTGAAAATAATGCGTTATTCCCTAATGTTACACAACTTTGAGAGCTGCATCCAAATGCAGACATTGAATTGTTTCCAATTGAAACATTGTTGCGAGCAGTTTGGCTTCTCCCTAATGCATAAAATCCAATTGCTAAATTTGAACCTGCTCCAGTTGATGTCTGTTCAATTGAACCAGCTCCGATTCCAATGCTATCTGAATCTTGATTAAGTCCTCTCCAAAGTTTTAATCCAGAACAAACAGATACCGCACCACCAAAATTACCAACTCCTGCAAACGAACCATTGCCAGGGCATGTAATGTTATTTCCGTTAGGTCCAACTGCTGTGTAAAGCTCGGCGAAATTATTGTTGGTGTACTGGAAAGAAGTTCGCAGCGGAGTTCCAGTCCCATCATTCGGAACAGATCCAAGATTGATAATTTGCTGTGCCATTGCTTTATGTTTTTAAGCGGATCAGGAAACGACAGATTTGTTCAGAATGCCAAGTTCAAGCAATTGTCTCTCTCTAGGACTCTTGCATGATGCTCCATACGCCTCATCAATGAGTGCTTTGGCGCTTTCGCACGAGATAACCGAAGGGGATGAAAACCTTGCAGCTCTCCAGAGTAGGCCAATCTCCAGCAAATTGCGTTCACGCGGACTTTTGCACGAAGCCCCGTAAGCCTCCGTAATCAACGCGAACGCATTCTCGCAAGAGATGTTAGCCATATCAATGATCAGCCAGAATGAACCACGCTACACCATTGGTCATAATCGTCAGACTATTCCACTGCGGAGTTAGTGTATGGGTCAGACTACCATCAATCGTCTCGCTCGCGTAACCGTCGATAATAACCGTATTTGCGCCGGAATTGATCCGTTTGAAGGCGTAAATCCGACCCGGAACAAGAGAAGCCTGCGGCAACGTCATCGTAATCGTTCCAGCCGTGGCATCGGCAATGATCAGATAGTCGCTTGAAGTAACAGCTCCACTCGTTGTAACTGACCGATAAGCTCCAACAGACATTCCGCCACTCTGGAGATAGGTCGAGATGCGGTTTTCCAAGGCAAGCTTGGCCAACTCTTGCTCACGCGGAGAACGGCACCCAAGCGATGCCGCCTCATTGATAAGCGTTTCAGCGTCGCTACATGTGATGGTTGCCATATTCTTTAATGTTTAGGAAGCCATCGGACCAGCACCACGTTGCATAACCTCAGCGATGAAGCCTCCACCGCCTGGGGCAGCCTTCCCTTCCCCCTCGTCCTCGCTATCCTCATCACCACTCTCAGCCATCTTCTTGCCCTTCGACTTCTTCTCGTATCCAGGAATGGCCATTCCATCAATCTCGATAACCTCGGCCTTCCCATCCTTTCCAAGAACGATAGTAGCCATCGTCTGGAAAGCCTCGCCTTCCTTCAAATTCTCAGGGATTTCAACGCCTTTGGGGATGGTAAAAACCGGCATGACGGAAGCATTACTTGGTGGCCTACAGTGTCAATGAAAAACCCCTCACCAACCTTTCGGGTCGATGAAGGGTGTCCTCGTTTTGAGGGACTGTACAATGCCGGCGAAAAGATACGTAAAAACAAAAAACCCGCAAGCCTTTCGACCTGCGGATTCTTTCGTATGAGCGTTTGAAGCGTTAGCTACAAATAATCTGGGTCAGCGCACCAGTGCAACGACGGAAGATAATCGTCATGCCCTGGTTCGTGAAGATCGGCTCCGGAGCATGAACGAACTCAGCGTAATGCTGTCCCTTCTTGTCCAGCGGATCGGCGCACTCCACGTTCAGCTTATACGCGCCAGTCACCCACTGCCACTCGCCCATGTAGTTCGTAGGCATCCACGCCAAGTCGCCAACCCGATTTACCGGGCGAACGATATGGCTCTTGAACACATACGGCGTAACAACGAACGCAGCCTCGTACGGAGCGGTAGACCAGCTCGGGTTGACGCTGTAAACACTGCCCTTCGTACCGTTCGAACTGGTGAACGGCTGCACCAGCGTGTACTTACCACCAGCGTAGGTGAACCGGGGCGGGAACAGATTCGGAACATGCCGGAAGTTCTTAATCACCCGATTCGCACCAATGCGCTTCAACAACTCAGCGCCAGAACCACTGCCCTGATCGGCATAGCGAATGTCATCGCGGAACTGAGGGTTGTTCTGAGCGATACGCTGCGAAGCCTCCAGACCGATGTACAACGGGAACACCGGGCCGTCGCTCGAATAGCTGATGAAACCGGAACTGTCGGGATTCGTCGCGCCATTACGGATCAGCGTGGCAGCAGCGACATCCAACATTTCCTGAGTCAGCTCAGACGTGGATTGATTCAGCGCCTGACCAGTCGAAACGCCATCAATCCAGGGGAACTCATTCACACCGGACGGAATCGTCTCAGTCTGGGTGAAGCTCGAATCGGCAATCGCCTTGATGCCGTACTTCGCGAAGATGTTCTGATAGCGAGTCTCCCAAGAACGCTGCGCACGAATCGACAGTTTCTCCAGGTAAACACGCAAGAACGCCTCCACACGATGATCAAAGGTCAGATCATCCTTACACAACAGCGGACCTTTCAGCGCGAAACGCTCAGGACTCCAGGTAACCGCACTGTAACCGACCGGAACGTCATTATAGGTGACATCGCAAGCGCCGCCGTTATCGCCCGGAATACCGCTCGCAAGCGTGATGGCCGACCAGCTCTCAGCCGCAGTCGGCTCAATCGAGGTGGTGGTGAATGAGGTCTGGGTCAAACCAGTACCCTGAGGATACTCGCCGCGCTCAATCAAGTTGAGCCACATCGAGCGATACGAAGCCCGCTTATAGACGTCCTGCGCGAGCGACTCAGTAGCCACCGCGAAGGCGTTGAAGACATTAGGACAAGCCATGAGAGATGAAAAAATTAAACCGACGTTAAACCGAATCTATCGGTAGGCCATCCTATCCATCACACGATGGCTGATCTGCCCACCATTCCATTTTGCGGAGCGTCATCGCCGCTTAGACAGTTTGCATTCGCTGACCAAACGAACGCCGTTCTTAAGGTCGTTACGCGGACTGAGACATAAGAACGTCTACTTAGTCAATTAAAATTAGGCGGTTGAAGGATTGGCAAATAGCTCATGCTGCTCCGCTATGTAAGACTTATTACCGCACAGTAGGCCAATCCTCCCAGGCTTGATCATGTCCTCTTTCGCAATGAATCCCCTGAAACTGTACGGTCCAGGAAACGATCCGATCATCAACGCATAGAAATCCACACCAGCAGTCTTCGAACTGTTCTTCCTCGCATCGACCAATAGCTTGCCAGTCTCATACTTGGTCGTCTTCACATCGATCCTAGAACCATCACTCAACACACAGTCATACAACGGATGCGGAGGAGGTCGGTCGGTATCCAGATCAGGATACACATTAAACAACTTACAGAACGCAATCTCACCACACATTCCCTCCAAATCAACACTCGCAGATGACTCCACACTAACCTTCAAATTAACCACATTGAAATGACGATTGTTACCATTCCTATGCTTCGCCACGAAATAAGCCAACTTGCGCTCTGCGTATGTTAAAGAAACAGTTTGACCAATTTTTACTTTGTTTAGCACGGTCAAAAAGGTGGAAAATTTTTGAGGGGGGTATCGTATACGAAGCCCACCCCCAAAGGGGGTCGTACCCTCGCCAGTCAATCTCGACTTATCCTATAGGAAAACAATCCTTTTCTGCCCATTAGCTCAGCTTATGTCGATCACAAGTTGCCTTGCGTTGCACAAGGTGTGTTATATTCACTTGGTTTCCGGTTCACTCACGACTTGTTCCACGTGGAACTTATCTGGCATTGAACCAAGGAGATTGATTGAGACGGACGTCGCTTCGCCCTGTTCACTCCAGCCAAACACAAGCGCGCTTCGCTTTGCGACCGATCCAAGCACTTGTTCTCTAGTCGCTTCATCCTTGATGCCGTCGAGGTCGTAGCTGTCTATCCTTTCTAGCGTGCTGGCAGCGTCCGCCGCGAGCTTAGACCGGACAAGCGCGGACAGGCTTTCTAGGGATTGAATTTCTTTAGAAGAGATTGTGTCCCTCATTCCCTTCCTGAACTTAGTCCAATCATCCCTTGATGCCTTGGACTGCAGAGTCGATTGAACTATTCCCGTTTCGTCTGAAATCGCTTTCCATGACTTGCCAGCCAAATAGAGTGCCTTAGCCTTTTCCCATTGCTTCCCTTTCATGCCAAGTACCTTGCAACGCTAGGTACCGTTTCGCAATCTGATTTGTTCCACGTAGAACAATCTGACACCACAACCTGTAGTGTACCCAAAATCAGCACACCACCACATATTGTGTGCCACTTTAACGTTAAATTTCGCATTTTTATTTCGTCTGAGGGTAAGGATAGCGGGCAGTTTCAACCCCTACCCGTTGAAACAATCTCAAAATAAATCGAAATAAAGTTTGCAAGCGACAAGCTTTTGCCCCATAGTGTCTCCGTAATGAACACCGCTGAGATTAACGCTCTCCACACCGCCATCGCTGATTCAATCGCCTTGGACAGTACCGTCACCGTCACAGTCTCCAATATTGAAGCTGCCTCCGTTTGGCTGCGACGCAATAACTGGGACGTCGACTGGGACAACATTAATGGTGCCGTGGCGATATTCGGCAGCAAGCCCACCAAGTCCGACGAAGCGGACAGATGGGTGCTTCGCCTTGTCGAATGCGTCAACGCCTAACTCACCCCTTCCCATGCTCAAAAAACTCGCGTCCTTCCTAGTCCTAGCTTTGACGTACCTTGCGATGGGCTACGCCTTTTTCTTCATTTTCTTCCGTTCTCAATTCTGACCTCCAATCCAATCATTCCATGAAGATCGTTGAATTCCTTCGCCTCCGTTCCTTTGAAGACCCGTTTACCCTAGACGGTGAAAAGTGGCAATTCGTCACGGTTCGACGTTCCGACGGTGACGAAGATATCGGAGTCTACCGCTTCTCAACGGACTTGTGCTACGACTACGCTGACTTTCGCTCTCTCTTCAAACTGTCCTGATTCCCGATATCCTGTCCATCGGCAACGGTGGGCAGCAATCGGCAATCGTGCCGAATCAAAAGCCAATCAATCCATGACACTCCACTCGCCATTCATTATCTCAGCCCGCTTGTTTCCCGCCGTTTCAATCGGTCAAGGAAGCGAACAAATCACCGTTTCGTTGTCTCCGTCCGGCTTCATCTTGGACGGCCCATTCGGAGAACATCGAGTCACCGATTTGACTCTGCGCGGTAATCCATCCATCGAATCCGCTTTTGAGACGCTGCTTTCCTTTATGACAGCAGCAGCACAGTCCTTTCGTTACAATGGAATGGACGGTGAGAATGCCGATTTATTCCCCGCTGAAGTCACCGAGGCTATCGCGCAAGTTTCCTCTGAGCTTGAATGCGTTTGGTTCGAACTCAATTCAGCTATCGAATCCGATGAAGTGCTAATCGAGGACTGATTCCCCGCGCCAGCCTATGCGCCAGCATAGGTTGTAGCGGTCAATCGCGACCGATCAAAAGAAAGTAAATCCATGAAGCAAACCGTAACGTCCTATTCATTCGTCGAATCCTTCCGCGCCGCTGGCCGGGAAAGCCAGTTCTCCCGCCCCGCTCTTTTCGCTCTGTTCGATTATCTGGAGTCTTACGAGGAGGATTGCGGAGTCGAACTAGAACTTGATCCTATCGGCATCTGCTGCGAGTGGGCGCAGCATGACAACTCCATCGTTGCCGCGAAGGAATACGGGCAGAGTTTCGAGACTGAATCCGAGGCTTTGGAATGGTTACTCGGACAAACGCAAGTCGTAGCTTTTACCGACGGCGTGGTCATTCGGTTGTTCTAACCCATACCTCGCGCACCCATGAAAATCACCGCAATCTTCCGAGACTTATCGGATCAATTCTGGAATGGCTTTGGCGATTCAATCCCGGCCTTTCTCAATCTTTCGCCTGTGGCTCAATTCGAGCGCGCGCAATTCCTCGCGCATGAGATGCCGCGCAATGTCTCGGTAAAAATTGGCAATGGTTCTTTCCGGGACAAGGTAGACTGGAATCAGGCCATGCGTGACGCGACGCGAAAGGAACGAATGACGGCCAAGATTGAACCGCGCCGTGGCTACCGCCTGATTACCTTTGAGATTTGACCTATTCCCCGCGCATCCATGAACATTTTGACCAAGCGACAGGTGGAATCGGCCATTCTCGATTCTCTCTTTCAATCTGGCGGAACGCTGGCCTGCCTTCCGAAGGAGCGTTTAGACCGTGGAAAGTACAAGGAAACGATTGTCGGGAAGGAGGTTCCCGCGCATTTGAAAGAGCGTTACAGCCTAGTGTGGGCGGAGCGTAGAAAGGACAAAGACGGCCCTTATTTCGCGCTTTTCTGCATTTTGCGAAAGGATCATCCCGAAACAGATTTCGGTATCATCCGGCGGTAAATTACCGGCCCATCCCCCGCGCATCCAATGAATTACTACGTAATGCAAACCGCGCTTGGCAACGGAGCGAAGCCGCAACTTGTCCAATGGTCGAAAACGATGGACGACGCTATCGAATACGCTCGAAAGCAACTAGAACTCTGGCGAGAAGTTGGAGTTCCTAATCCCCCGCGCTATCAAGTCCACTATTCCGGTTTGGTGAGCAAAACCGCTCTCTGGGATAGTTTGGATTGAGTGGCGTATCCTAAGCGCGCCATCGCCCCGGCGGTGACGCGAAAGGGTAGGCCATCTATCCGCATCAATCCAATTATGACTAAAAACGACTCCATCCGAGACGATTTCTTCGGCGCATTCGCCCGTGTTCTGAACCGTGACTGCGGCATTCCATTCTGTGAATCGCGCATTCATTGGGACGCGTACTCGCGCCAGTTAGGCGAACACGCACGCGAGGATGCGGAACTTGGTGGACTGGAATCAGGAACCGCAGAGGGCAACCGTTTTGCGGCGGACTTTCTTGCAACCCTTAAGACTGTTTGAATCTATGAAATCAACCCATACCCCCGGCCCTTGGCACGTTGTTTCCGATCCGCAATGGGAAGGAAAGCATCCGAATCACTCTCACCGTTTTATCTGCAATGTTCCCGAATTCGCTCATGTTTACTCCCCGACCGTTGGAGAAGATGACGGATGGCAGGTATTTCACGATGAGAACGGACGCACAATCTGCCACATGACCGACACAGTTGAAATCGAAGCCAACGCTCGCTTAATCGCATCCGCGCCTGACTTGCTGGCCGCTCTCGAACGCCTGACTCATCCAATGGCCGACGACGAGGATCTAGACTTTGCTCGCGAGGTCATTAAGAAAGCGAAATGGGGAGGCGTCCAATGAGCCACATCCATCATCCGAAACGTAAGATCGAAAGACCGTTCTCCGGTGCGGTCGAATCCGACAAGCCGAATCGGTACGCGCACGGATGGGTAACTATTGAGCAATTTTGCCAGTGCGGCGCAAGGAGGCTGGTTAATGTGAACCAGAAGCAAAAGGAAGTTGGTTATTGGAGCGAAAAGGAGGATTGAGAATGCATCCACTACTTTTATCCGCGCTGATTCAGGTCGAATCGGGCGGGAATGACCTCGCGCGAGGTCGTCATGGCGAGCTAGGCGCGTTGCAGATTAAGTCGATCATGGTGCGCGATGTAAATCGGATCATGGGTACGCACTACGCGCACGCTCAGGTAACGAACCGAGCGGTTTCGGTGTTCATCGCGGAATCTTATTTCGCGCATTACGGACGCAATTTAAGCGACGAAAGTCTTGCTCGGATCTGGCAAGGTGGACCGAAAGGTCTTAAAAGATCATCGACTCGCGCGTATTCCAGACGTGTTATGCGCGAGTTAGAGAATCAAAACGAACTTCGGACAACAATAAGCAGCAAATGAAACTAACTATCAGCAGCAAAGCAAACGCGCAGACGATCATCGATCTGTTTAATGCGATCATCACGGGTGAAACCGAAGAGCATGGAGCAATCCCGATGAGTATTTACGACGACGACAAGCATATCTGCTCTATCACGGCCGCGAATGGCGATCAGATCTTGGAGCTGATCATCGAGCGGGAGGTGGGCGACAGGATTTGTCCCGCGTTTGAGGGAAACCCTGATGAGGAGAAACTGCAATGAATCGAAACATCCCGCTCAGTGAGCTTATCAAAACTCTCGGAAACCTATCGGACATGATACAGTCGCCGATTCTCTACGAGGCGTCGATGAATCTTAAACTGTCGGACACCGCGCTGATCTGTCTCGAACACAGCCTGTTCTACGTTCGTATGTACAAGTCTACGGATCCGACGGGCGATGGCGAGAAGCGACGTCAGGAACTGATCGATGATTCGGAAACGATCATCAAGCTCATCCGCGAGGGAGGACTGTATCCATGAAAGATCCAGCAAACTACCTGAGTGGCACGGAACTCCGCGTCTGTCAGCTCATCGCAGAACGGCAGATGATGGGTATCGCGAAGTACGGCACGACTGTGAGCGACAATCCGCTTCCCCTCCGCAAGTGGCTGCGGCACGCACTGGAGGAGACGCTCGATCAGGCGATCTATCTCCAACGTGCGATTGAGGAGCTGG